GAAAACAACACCTTCGGCTTCGTTTACCATACTCACTGGTCAATTGGCTAGTGTGAGTATGGTAAACGAAGCCGAAGGTGTTGTTTTCTGGGACACTGAAAGCCGTTGTATCGGTTTTGACTCTTTCTATTTTGAGCAAGGTAGTGATGAATGGGAAGTTGTACCCAATTACATTCGTACTGCCAGTGGGACTGTTTACGAGGCAGACCAAAATAATAACGTCCTGCTCGGTAAGCGACAACTAGAAGCTGAAAGTTACAGAAGTGTTGTCAGTTCTTATTTTGAACAAATTTTCATGCTTGACGGATGGAAAGAAATCTTTGAGATGGAAGATGATATTGTCTATAACCTAGTAGATCATAAGTTCCACATACCAGAGTTTATTGAAGCGGTAAATCATTTCCTTGAAGAGGGTTGTCCTCATTGGTTGGCCCAATTGGCTGAGCAAGAAGACTAGTAAATAGCCCTTCGGGGCTTTTCTCTTTGAGGTCACAAGGAGAAATAATGGCAGTAATCGACTATTCAACACCAGAGGGTAAGCTTCGCATGCGTCTTGGAGACACAAGTGACTTGCCTTTCTTGCCAAGTTCTGTTTACACTGCTGTGTACGCCGAGAACAACAGCAATTTGTTTGCCTCTGTAAAATCATTAGGAATGATGATTCTTGCACAACTCTCATTCAAGACTCACCGTAAAATGGGATTGCAGCTTGAGGTGTGGGGAAAAGAGGCGTATGATTCTTACTCGCAATTTCTGCTGATGACAGTGAGTAATCCAGCTTTCATGGATTTATCTCCAATGCCTTATTCAGCAACATCAAGTGCTGTCTCACCAATTATCCAATTCCAAAATGCTTGGAACGAGAATTTTGTACGTGGCACTGAGAACCAACAACTTAATCTTAATGGGTTATATTCGCCCAATGATAATAGTACATACGGCCCTTGGCCTGTTGCTAGTAGTGAGGGTTTGTAATGTCAGCAGAATCAGACTTCCTTAGAATGATTATCGAGTTCATGAACGATGACGTTTGCTGGGGAACATACCACAAATTCTCCCAAGGTGTTTACGACCCCGCCACTAGCGAATACACAACTACCCAAGTTGATATTCCCGTCCAAGTGCTCGTACAAGACCTAACACGCAACTCAAACGGCCTGTCAAGCGTCTTCGGAGAACTAATCCTTATGGGCGACAAGGAATGCTACATGCTTCCTCCCAACAAAGGAACAGGCTTTGCATTGCCTTTAGACATTGACACAACTTCAGATCGCATCACAGTTGGCCCTTATACGTACAAAGTGCAGAATATGAAATCTGCCGATCCCGCAAATATCAATCCAATTCTGTTCCAATTACTCATAAGGCGCTAAATGTCGCAACCTAAAACACTTGATATTGCTGGGCAATTGTATGTCCCAGTAGTAACCCTAGCAGACTCCCTAGGCAATCCTTACAGTGCTGGCGGAAACACCTACTCCCACATTGCTACAGCAACCACAACCGCTGTGAAAGCCTCTCCGGGACAACTGCACAGTATCTCAATTAACTCAAAAGGTACTGTAGCATCAACTGTAACAGTGTATGATTCTCTCGCAGGTTCAGGTGCAGTTATTGCTGTAATTGATTCTCTGAATCTCGCAGGTACAACTATCTTTGACGTTAAGTTTACGATTGGCTTGACTATTGTAACCACTGGCACAGTTGCTCCGGATGTCACAGTCAGTTATAGCTAAGGCTATTGACAAGGCACAGAATTGTGATATAATGTTTGTTACAAAGAAAGGCTCTTATGGGATTTTCATCTGACATAGCAGCTTTTCGAGATAAGGCTTTGCAAGCTGCTTCCACCAACACAATGACAATTGCTCAAGAGGTCGGTCGCATGGAAGTAGCATTCTCGCCATCCCCAATAAATCCCGGCCCATACGCTACAGGCTTACTAATAAATCAGTATTATCCATCAGTAGGTGCTCCCGATTTTACAGTAACAACTGCTACTAATTCTTCTGGTGCAGATAGCTTAGCTCGCATAAATGCTTTAGCAGAAACTAATGCTTTCCTCGGAAAAGATAATGTTGTGTACATTACCAACTCTACTGAGGAAGCTTATTATGCGGACAAGTTAGGATGGCAAAAGGGATTAGGCACTAATGGTTGGATTTGGAAAGGCGCAGCAGCATACTACATGCGTGACCAAGCAATAACCTATATTCAACAGGCATACACATGAGCACAACTCGACAAGAACTAGAAGCTCGTTTAGCAACCTTCGCAGCAGCCTACAATCCTATTCTAACGGTATCTTATAAAGGTGTTCCGTTTACACGGCCTGCACAAGCTCCCGGAGTTATGTGGCTAGAATGTTATTTCGTATCAGGCCCAACAATAACTGTTACAACTGATGCCACTCGTAACAGAGAACGCGGTAATTGGGTCGTCAACTGTTGGCTGGCTTCTGGTAATGGAGTAGGTAAGTTAGACACTCTTGCAGCAGCTATTGTTTCTACTTTCAAAGTATTACCAAAAACTGGTAATGTAAGTATAGAACAACCCGGCACAACTGGCAAGGTGAATATCACAAGCGATGGGTGGATGTGCATTACAGTGTCCTTCCCCTATCGCGTAGAGAGCACGGCATAAGGCCATGCATTACAATTTTAACTAAAGGAAATTCTCATGGCAGTCGTAAGTAATGTTTCTCGCACAGCAGCCGCTGGTGCATTCTTCCCAACAATGGTAACGCTTGCAACTTCTGGCGATACTCTGGTTTATTCGCAAGGTAGTAATCAAGAATTGGCTCTGTTCAATACTGACGTTAGTGCAATCGTTGTAACAATCGATGGTAGCACTGGTACTACTGTTGCTGTTCCCGGTGCAGGCGATACCACTGTTTCAGTCGCTGCTGGCTATGCCATCTCAGTGCCTGCCGGTGCATACGCATTTGTTCTCTTGGACAAAATCTCAAGCTTCTGCCAAGGAACTGTAGCAATTACTGCTGCTACTGGTGCAAAAGTCAAAGCTGTAATTCTTCAATAATTAAATAGAAAGTTTATAAAATGGCTACTCAAGCTTTTAGTTCAGCAGGCTCTACAATCAGCATTTCAGCAGGCGTCCCAGCAACTTATGATGCAGCAGGTTTCGGAGCTTTGTCGTACACTCTTATCAAAGAAGTTACGGATATTGGCGCAGCCGGTCCTGTTACTGCAATGGTTACGCACACTCCTACGAACGATCCGTTCACCTACAAAATTAAAACTATTGTGGACTCTGGTTCGTTGTCGTTGAAAGGTGCTCGTGTCACCGCTGATCCCGGTCAAACCTTGTTGATTAACGCTCAAGTTTCATATAATCCGTACTCAATTAAAATCGTTCTGCAAAATAGCACGATTTTGTATTTCCAAGCTCTGGTTCTGTCGTATGTCACAACTGTAGGTACTGCTGGTGTCATCACCAGCTTCGACTCAAACGTGGCAATTAGCGGTGCAATCGTAACCGTGTAATGTATCAAAATGGCGCTATGGACTGATGTTCAAGCGCCATTATAGTTTAAACATAGAATTCACAAAAGTTTTTCACAAGTGGATCAATTATAAAACGTCCTACGCAATTGTGCAAGGGATTTCTACCAAAGGAAATAAATTATGTCTTTCGATATTCTGAACACCCAACTGAACGAAACCGTCTCTTTCCAACTTGAGCACCCTGTAAACGGCCCTATGTTTGCTGACAAAGAAGAAACTCAGCCCATCCTGTTTGAAGTGTATGGTAAAGCTTCTAAAGTTTTCCGCAACTACATGGCTACTCAGGCTCGTAAGAATGCTCTGAAACAAAAGTCTGGTAAAGCTGACAAAACCCCCACTGCTGAAGAAGTATTGGAAAGCAACTCAGATTTCTACGCGACTATCACTAAGTCTATCACAAATTTGAACATTGGTGGTGTCGAAGTTGATAATTTTGATGCCTACAAATCTCTGTACGTCAATCCTAAGCTTGACTGGGTGACTACTCAAGTAGCTGAGAAATTTGGCTCGGTGGAAGATTTTTTGGACCAGTAAGAAATAACCTCTCTCTGTATGCACGACATGCTGCTTGGCTGAACGCCACTCCGGAGGAATCTGAGAAGACGCGCCGAGCAATGTATCCAGAGGGAAGTGCATACACTATCCCACCAGAGCTATCTGAGTATGAGCAACACCTTGTAAAACTTTGGAGAGAAGTTGGAAGTATTTCTCAAAGTGGTATGGGTGTTGCTCCTTTAGTTTGGGAACAGGTGATTATGTGGGCTGAGAGATTTTATTCTCAACAATACGTACAGTACGTAGATAAGGTTATTACAACACAAACTGCCAAGCGTACAAAAACTATTACAGAGAAAACTCCTATAATTTTGACACAATGTATGTTGCTGGATTGCGAATTAGAAATGATTATGCAGCTTAGCCGGGAATATTGTGATGAGTACCACAGTGCTTCAGATAAACATAGGCCATGCCCTATTGAGATATTTGAAGATGAAGTAGATAAAGAACTAGAATCACAAGCTTTATTCCAAGGACTAAAAGATTTGGGATTCACATTTGTATAATATTAAGGGGAAGTAAATGTCAGTCGATATTACAAGTATTGTCATTCAGGTAAAATCTGACGGCATTGACTCTGCCACGAAGTCCCTTAATAACCTTGCTGATGCTGCCGGAAGGGCAGAAGGTGCTTCTAATAATCTTGGAGTAGCTACAAAGAAAACTAGCAGTACGTATGCCGAAGGCGTGTTGGCTACTGATAAGCTATTAGCACAGTATCAAAAACAAGTTGATTTGCTTGGCTCAAATACTTCGCAACAATATGCTTATAGCGCTGCTCTTAAAGGCGCAAATCAAACGCAGATTCAAGCAGCTATGGCATTGGGTGCACAAGTTGATGCTTACAAACGTCTAGCAACGGACCAAGCAGAAGCTATTCGTATGAATAAACAATACGAAGCTTCTCTTAATAATGTAACATCAGCATCAGGACATGCTTCAAGCGGTACTTCTGGAATTACTCGTGAGATATTAGTACTAGGTCATGAAATGTCCCAAGGCCAATTTAATCGTTTTGCAGGTTCTATGATGGTGCTTGCAGAGCGTGTAGACTTAACCGCTGGTGCTTCAGGCGCGTTGAGTAAAGTGTGGGCTGGTATGGGACCGATTTTATCTCTTATTATAAATCCTATTACAATTTTAGTAGCATTACTTGGCACAGGATTAGTAACTTGGTATCATAGTATTAGTGCAATTCATGATTTCAACAAAGAGCTAATTCTCACAGGTAATTCAGCAGGTACAACTGGCGATCAACTATACGGGATGGCTGATAAAATTGGACGCTCTATTGGTGATGCTCGTAAAGCTGTAAGTGAACTCGCAGCTACAGGCAGGTTCTCAGTTGAGCAAATTAACTCCATCACAGAAGCTGCTGTAGGTCTTAGCGTGTATGGTGGACAATCTATTGACACGACCGTTAAGCAATTTGAGAAGCTTGCTAAAGAGCCTCTTGGAGCTACAGAAAAGTCCTTCCACAATGTTTCAAAAGCTGCACTGGAGCTTGATCAACAGTTGCACTTCCTAGAGCCTACATCAATGCAGGCCATATTAGATAATGAAGCTCTGGGTAAAAATGCTGAAGCTTCAGCAATTGCTATCAAAGCTTTATCGGACGTAGAGAAAGATCGTACAGAAGAACTAAAACAAAATATGACTTGGCTTGGTGAGAAAGCTCATGAGTTGAGTGCCGGTTTTACAAACATGTGGAATTCTTTGTGGGTTAAGCAGCCAGTTGTAAATCAACTTGCAAAGCTTAATGAAGAACTTGCAAAAATTACTCCTGAACAGATGAAGGGTAAAACAGGCCAACTTAAAGCAGAAAATTTGCAGAATCAAATTGCAGATATTGTTGGTCAGATGTCTGAAGATCAAGTTAAAGCAGATACAAAAGCTCATAATGCTGCTATTAATTCAGCAGCAAACATTGCTAAAGTGTGGACGACATCTATCAAGGAGCGCGCCAAAGGCGACACAATGTACCAGCAGATGTTGGAAAAGAATCTGCAAATGGAAGCTGCTTTACGAGAAGTAAACTCAAATGACGAATTACTCTCTACTGAGAATATGGAAAAACGTCGTCTTGATATCAAAAAGCTATATGCAGATAAAGTTGCAAAACTTCGTGCAGAAGGCACTTCAGGTATTGATGCAGAACTGAGACAAATTCAAGCATCGTCAGAATGGCAGAAAGACGATCTTAAATCACAAGTTAAAGTTTTAGATGATGCTTACAAAGCTAAAAAGATTTCTGTATTTGACTATGTAGATCAGAAAAACTCTAAACTGCAAGAAGAAAAGAAAGTGTCAGTTGAAACTTACACAGCAGAAGTGGAAGCACTTTTATCATGGGCTAACGAATCAAAGCGTACCCTTTCTGAGCGTAACATTGCTTCTGGTAAGATTCAAGAATTGTCTAAGCAGTATATTAAGCAGCTTGCATCTGAGAATGATGCTATAGCAGCTAATGGTAGTTTGGTGACAGACATAGCCAGTAAAACTGCTGATGCACAAGCCACTGCCGATGCTAAAGTAATAGAATCATTGAAAGATAGTGTTGCGGCTGTGCAAGCTAAAAATGATGCCTATAATAGACTTCCTGCCTCTGTAAGGGCCGTTGGTATTACTGAAAAACAAATTCAGGATGATATCACGCAGTCCTACATTAACAATATGCAAGCTGAAGTAGATCAACTTATTGCTAACAATAATGTAGAAGACCCTTTAATCAAAGCTCGTTTAGAATTATTGCGTCAAGAAATTCAGTTGAAAAATAATCTCAAAGATGCGCAAGTTGAACAAGAGTCTATTCAGGCAACCAACAAAGCCATCCAAGATTATAACACAGCTTGGAAACAAGCTAACAAGCAAATTGGTGATGACTTAGCCTCAGCCATTATTGATGGCGGTGGTAAGGGTTGGAAGAAGCTTATCAAGGACATGGAGTTGGCATTTGCTAAGATGGTATTACAGCCTATTCTGTCGCCTATTAGTAACGGATTATCTTCACTTGTTACACCTACAGCAGCTTTAGCGTCAGGAGCATCCGGGGGTGGGGCACTAGGGTCTATTGGCGCAGCATCAGGTTTAGCTGGTATTAGCGGCTCTGTTGCAGCGGGTGCAGGTTGGTTGACGGGGAGTACTACGTTAGGCGGTTCTCTTGGCGCAGCCGGAAGTTTGTTCGGAACAGGAACTCTAGCGGGAGCTACTGCTGGTGCAGGTATGGTTATCGGCGCACTGGCACCTATTGCATTAGGTATTGCAGCAGTTGTTAAGTTGTTAGATAACGGAAAAGAATCTAATACTCGCCTACAGTTTGCAAATAATAATGCCGCTGGTAATATATCTATCAACGAACGTGGTAATCAAGGTCAATCTGGTTCTACATATATAGGTAATAACGGGACATCCGCGTTAGGAACATTTGGTGTCAACAGTACTTTCTGGATGAATGCTGACCAGAAAGTTGTCCAAGACTTTATCTCAGGTGTTTCTAAGTCTGACGATGCTCTTGCTCAATTCCTTACCACCACGGAGAAAGCTAATGTTGCTCTTTCATTGACAGGAAAGACATATCAAGCCAATACAGGTGCCGAAGGTGATAATCCGAACGGATCGGGTCAGCTTGACAAAGTTTACACAGCACGTATCCACGACATTATGGAAGGTGTAGAAACTGGATTATCGTCTCTAACAGATAGTTTCGCTGGTACATCAGACCAACTTGGCATGGAAGCTCAAGCACTTCTGCAATATCGCCAAGCCCTGAGAGATAGTGGTGAAGCTGTGTTTGGAGTGAAAGTGACTCTACAAGAAGTTGCCTCTTTAAAACTTCCAACAGAATCTGCTTCTGCTGCCCTAATACGTGTAACTACAGCATTCACTGCCACTAATTCTGTTTTAGCTGCAATGGGTAAAACATCAGAAGAAGCTTTTGGACAAGTTGGTTTAGCATCTTACGATCTTCGTCAGAGTTTAATTACTGCGGCTGGCGGTGCTGATAAATTGGTAAGTTCGGTAAGTGCTTTCTCTGAAGGCTTTTTGACAGAGGCTGAAAAGATTGCACCAGTTCAGAAGCAATTATCAGAGTCGTTCACAGCATTAGGATATTCTGCCGATACAACTAAAGATCAATATAAAGATTTAGTAACTTCCCAGGATTTATCTACTGAAGCTGGGCAGAAGATGTATGTATCTTTGTTGGGACTCGCACCCGCTGTATTACAAGTAGCGGATAACATGCAACTTGTGTCAGATAAATCTAAAGAGTTAAATCTTAGTAGGTTATCTGCTTTGGCAAATGCTGAAATAGATTCAAACGGACCAGCTCACCAAAATTATCTTAACGAGCAACGCAAAGAAGAACTTGATGCGCTTATCAAAATAAGCCCAGCATTGGCTGACATGCAGAGAGAAATCTATAGCATAACAGACGCTAGTGTTGTTGCTGCAAAGTCTTTGGATATCGCTAATCAACGCAGGCAACTTGAAATAGCTTTATTGAACGCAGAAGGATATTCAGTCGAAGCAACGGCTATGTCTCGTGAAGATGAAGTTGCAGCTTTGAAAAAGGTAGGCAGTAATTTAGCTGCACTTAAACAGCAAGCTTTTGATGCAGCAGATGCTTTAGAGATTAGTAATAAAAAACACTCTCTAGAATTAAGTATGATAGATGCCATTGGTAATCAAGTTGACATTTTAAACGCTAAACGTAAAGATGAGTTGGAAACTCTAGGGAAAATTAGTCCTATTTTGGCAGATATGCAGAAAAAAATATATGCTTTTGTGGATGCCTTAGCAAAAGTAAAATTGATTGCAAATACGGATTTTAATGTACTAAGCGCAAGTATTGATAGCCAGAAAAAAGCTTTGCAATCTTCATACAATGATCAAGCAACTTTGTGGAAACAACAAAAAGATGCTGCCAAATCTGTGTACGATGCATTTTCTGTAACTAATCAAGCATCACTCAAAGCAGAGAAAGAGTTCAATACTTCTGTCACTAGCTTAGCTAATGTATTAGATTCTACGCTATCTACACTACTGGACACTGAAGATTTAGCTCAATCGAGACAAGCCGCCCAAAAAGAGATTTTTGACGCGCTTGACAAGACTCTAGCAACAGGTGTTCTGCCAACTGCTGATGCTTTGAAAAGTTCACTGAAAACTATCACAAAACCTAGTGATAAACTTTTTTCATCTTACGCAGATTACCTTAAAGACTTAGGAATAACTGCTGGTAAGGTGTCCCAGTTGAAAGATATTACAGACAAAGCAAAGTCTGTTAGTGACCTTCAACTGGATACTCTTCAAGCAAGTTTAGACCAAGCTAAGCTAGAATACGACGCGACAGTAAATGGTATTGATACGGCTGAAACTAATGCAAAAGCTCAACTAGATAGTCAGTTGCAGCAGCTTGATTTAGTTAAAGAGTACGCTCAGAAACAACTCGATGCTATGAATGGCACGCAAATTGCCGTTTTGTCCGTTGCCAGTGCTTTAGCAGCTTTCAATACCAGTGTAAATGCGGCAATTAAGTTTCAACAAGGCGCAGGAATCACAGCACAATCTGGTCAGACAGTTTTACCGGGACAACAGAGTGCTCCTGCATCTGCGTCAACAGAGCAAATTAAAAACCTATACCAGACATTACTTGGTCGCTCAGCAGACTCACAAGGTTTGAGCTACTACCAAGACTTGGCTTCTAAAGGTTATACAGCTTCTCAGTTGGCACAATACTTCATGGCTTCTCCTGAGTATCAATCTATCAATGGCTCTCATGCTAATGGCTTGGATAATGTTCCGTTTGATGGCTACACTGCTAAACTCCACAAGGGTGAGATGGTGTTGCCAGCTAAGCAAGCCCAAGGTGTAGCTCAGAGTAGCGATTATAAATCTTTGTTAGAAGAAGTTAAAAAGCTTCGTGAAGATAACTCTGCTGAGAATCAATCAATGGCTACTAACATCACGATTCTGAGAAAACTCTTCCAGAACATGACCCCAAGTGGCGATAGGTTGCAGACTTATGAAATCGGTGCACCAACATAATGTGATAAACCAGAAGGGCTGTGAAGCCCTTCTTTCTAAAGGAAAATGATGCAGATAATTACTCCAACAGTGACAACTGACGGAACGTTTAGTAGGGCATCTTCCGCAACGTATTTCAATAGCTCTGGAGTATTGTCCACGGCTTCTACTGATATTTTGAGGATTGGATATAATCCTGCCATGTTGACAGACCCTCCTTTTACATTAGTAGAAACTTCTTCCACAAATAGTATAAGAAATAACACCATGGTTGGCTTTTCGGCGGGATCGCCGGGAACTCTACCGACAAACTGGTTTGCAACTTCAACAGGTGGTGTGGTCACTAGAACTATAGTTGGTGGCGGTACGGAAACAGGTGTAGACTACATAGATATTAGATTTCAATTTTCAGCCGCAGGAAGCGCCGCGATACAATACGAAGGTGGTAATGTAATCAGTTGCACTCCGGGTCAAATTTGGAGTACTTCTGTATTTTTGAAATTGGTATCCGGAAGTCTTTCAAATATTACCTTATCTGTAGGTATAACCGAAGATGATTCGTCGGGAAATTTTTTAATAGGTAGTAATGGGAATGTAACCCCTACTAATGGAACTCTTAGTTCACAAAGATATTCACACATAAGAACAATCTCAAATGTTGCTGCGGCTTACACATATGGAACAATTAGTTTTAGTGTTTTTGGGATAGCAGACATAACATTGCGCATAGGGCTTCCTCAAATGGAGCAACATAATTATGTGTCATCTGTTATTAAAACTAGTACTACAACTGTTACTCGTGCGGCCGACCTAACAACAAACGGCCTCCTGTACAGCAATATAGCAGAGCCTGATGCGACATGGCCTGCTTGGAATTCTGGTACAGCTTATGTTGTAGGTAACAAAGTGTCTTACCTTCACAGACAGTACAATTGTGTTGTAAATAACACTAATCGTAATCCTCTTACAGACACTACCACTCCCCCCGCATGGACTGACGCCGGTCCTACCAATCGTTATGCCATGTTTGACCAAGTTATTGGCACAAGTACTACAAATACTTCCAGTCTTATACAAGTTGTTATTAAGGGTAATAACCTTAACGGACTGAGCTTGATGCAGATGAATGCTGACAAAGTACAGATATCAATGACAGTGGACGGTGTGTTGCAGTATTCAAGAACATTAGATTTGACATCAGGTACTGTATTAGACTGGTATCAGTATTTTTATAGTCCAATTGTAAGAACAACTGATTATGTCTTAACAGATTTGCCTAACATCACTGGCGCTGTTATCACCGTCACTATTACAACAGGTTCCGGTACAGTTAGTATTGGTAATCTGGTTAATGGCTTACTATACACTGTCAATAACACTGGCGCAGGAAATGCCACAGCCACTTCTCCAACTGTTGGGATTATCGACTATAGCATAAAAACTGTGGACAGTTTTGGTAATACTAAAATTGTACCTCGTGGTTATGCCAAGAGAATGAATGTAAAGTTGATGCTTGACAGTGTTGATGTAGATGAATTAGTTACTCTTCTGACAAGTATTAGGACAACACCCTGTGTATGGATTGCAGCAGATAATACTTACAAATCTATGATTGTTTATGGGTATTATAAAGACTGGGAAGTAGAGATTGCTTATACGCTTAAGTCTTATTGCTCACTGAATATTGAGGGATTGATTTAAATTATGAATATTATTGGAGAAACATCTTGAGCATAACTGCGTTACCCACACCACCTCAACGCTCTGACCCGGCAAATTTCCCAGCACGAGGGGATGCTTTTATGGCAGCACTTCCTACATTTGCCACAGAAGCCAACACTCTACAAGCAGATGTAAATGCTAAACAAATAACTGCCAGTGCTGCTGCCACGTCTGCCACAACGTCTGCTACTAATGCTTTGGCTAGCGAGAACGCTGCCGCCGCGAGTTCTAATGCAACTATTTGGGTATCCGGTACAACTTATGCTGTAGGTAATGTCAGATTTAGTCCAATTAACTTTCAGAGTTACCGTAGGAAAACTGCTGGAGCAGGAACAACTGACCCTTCATTGGACCAAACTAACTGGCAACCAATTAACTCTACATTGGTTTTATTGGCTACCGTAAGCCCAACTTCCGTTTCATCTATTAACTTTTTGACTGTATTTGGAAGCCAATATGATAATTATATCATAGAATGCACAGGCTTAGATTTTTCAACAGCCGCAAGTTTGCAAATGACTTTTGCAAATAGCGGAACACTAGATACTGGAGCGTTTTATGGCATGCAGCCTGTATCGACAACATCCATAACTTCAAATACAAACGTTATAAGTTTTGCAAATCTGACAGCAGCAAATTCAGGTAATGCTGGATTAAACTCTACCATAAAAGTCAGCAATGTGAATTCTACAAAATTAAAGAGTATTTCTATTGACATATCCGTGGCGTCGACGCCTAACACTATAATCCACAATGTAGGTCATGGAACCTACATAAATACTAATGCAATTTCTGGTTTTAGTATTTATCCCTCGTCAGGTACGTTTATTGCTCAAGGTAAAATTCGAGTTTACGGAATAAATAATTTTTAGATTGGTAATTATGACATATAAGATTTGCTATTGGGATAGTGAAAGTAATTCCCAAAAAGAACGTGATGCCACACCTACTGAAATCATGGAAATTGAATCTCGCGTAGAGTATGTGCACGTCCCACAATCAGTACCTATGCGTAACGCTCGACTTATGCTTTTGCAAGAAGGCTTGCTTACAACTGTGCAAGAACACATTGCTAACATGGAAGGTGTTGAAGGGGAAGCTGCTCGCATTAATTGGGAGTTTGCCCTCACTGTAGAACGTAACGATCCACTTGTTAAGTACCTTATCCCTACTCTTGGTAAAACAGAAGACGAGATTGACCAGATGTTTGTTGAGGCTGATAGGCTGTAAATTGTAACGATTTTTAATGTAGTACAACATAAGGAAACAAAATGAATAACAAACCTATGATGTCTGGTAACGGTGAGCCGCCTAAAGAACCCCCTCCTATTCAACCTCCCCCAAAGGACTGATATGTACGTGTTGCTAATTCTTGCAGCATGTACATTGAATTGGCGACATAAAGAAGCCCTTCTGCTAACTCTCATAATTGGCTTAGGGGCCGTTATGCCAATTCCAAAAGAATATGGAGCCTTAGCTTGGTACTCTATTTGTGCTTCAATTGAACTAGTTATTCTAGTATTTGCCCTATCTCTCAAAAGTACAGCATCAATTCCTATTGCAGCACTATCAATACTATTCGTAGCTATACACATCCTTGGATATTTATTCGGAGGATATATTGCAGGAAGTCCCTATCACTATTTTGCCAAGACACTAGAGTACACAGAGTTACTAAGTTGTGTCATCCTATCAAATCCAATTATCAATTTAGTAAAAGAGAAAATGAGATGACATTAGAACTTTCGATGTATTTTTTAAGTGGTGTGTTGTTTGTAGTCTGCTGCTTGATTGGTGTTATTTGGAATCAGAAGAATGCAGAAATCAAAGAACATTCCCGCTTGCTGGAGCTTAAGGCCGGCCACGATAGGTTGAACGAACTTGATAGTAGATTTGATAAGGAGCTTCATTCCATGCGTGACAATAACGAGAAGCTTATTGAGAAACTTGAACGTCGTCATGACAAAGATTTGGAGTCTGTTTCTACAGGATTCAGAGAACAAATCAATGGTATGCGAGAACAGATGGTCAAGATGGAGTCTAACATTATGAGGCACATGGAGCTTCTCTTTAACAACTCTAAGAACAATTAATATTTATAGCCCGCACAGACTGGCTTTTCTTCTGCCAACAAAGGAACACAATATGAACATCGAAAACGTAATTGAAATTGAAGACACCACAGGAGCATTCTTACCATCAGAAGCCAGCACAGCGGCTCCACAATCAACTCTGAACGAACTGGCAGTACGCATAGCCACAAAGCTTGTGAAGCTCTCAGAGGGCTGCTATTTGAAAGCTTACTGCGATCCAGCATCAGAGCTTGCTCAGGCTATTCAACACGCAGGACACTGGAATGCATATCTGCAAGGTAAATTCCCCATCCCTGAAGAGTGGGAGAAACTGAAAGCTACTCCTTGGACATGTGGATATGGCAATACGCAGGGTGTGACGAAGAACACTATCTACACGCAGCAAGAAGCTGACGAGAAGCTTGACAAGCGTGTACGAGAGTTTATGGCAGCGGCTATTAAAGCTACTCCGAATCTTGCCAAATATTCTGCTGAAAAGATTGCAGCCATTACTTCGCTTGTGTACAATATAGGTGAGACTAACTATCGTGCTTACGACATTAGCAAACAAGTGCAAGCTGGCAATCACGCCACAGTGGCTGCTAAGTTTAGGCAATATGTTTATGCTGGTGGAGTGATTAACGAAGGATTGAAGAATCGTCGGGAACGTGAAGCTGCTTTGTATAGTTCTGTGGGGAGTTGATTATGTTTGATAAAATTAAAACATGGGTTCACAATATTCTTAGCGAGACGGATAATAAGACAATTTGCCCAGTAAGGGTGATTGCAGTCTTCGGCACACTACAAGGCTTGCTGATGCAGGCTTGGGATTTCTTTGTAAATCATGCTGCTTACGATTTGGAGAAGTTTGGTATTGGATTGGGTGCTGTGTTAGCAACTGCTGGTGCTGCTTTAGCTGTCAAGAAAGACAGCCCTGTACAGAAGGACGGTGAGTGATGTTTGGGCTGACAAACCCCTTCGTAATTAAGATTGCAGAATATCTAATTGTCATTGCCATTGTGTGCGGAGCTTTCTATTACGTCTACGACAAAGGTTATCAAGCTTGTGAGTCTGCTGATATGATTAAACAAGCCAAAGCTGATAAAGCTCAACAGGACAAATACAACTTGATTGCCACAAAGCTTGAGAACACTAAAGCTGAACGCATTGTGCAGACTAACACAATCACAAAGATTGTTCCTCAGATTGTTGAGCGCACCATTTATCAGAACCAGTGCATCGACGCTCAGGGTATGGACGTAGCTAATAAGGCACTCAAAGGAGAAGCTTATGAACTCCCTAAGTAAAGTCTTCCTAGTGCTTTGTATAGCCCTCACAGGCTGCGCAAACAGTCTCCCAAAGCCAAACGTAGAAATCCCAGCAAATCTACTCGTGAAGTGTGAACCTCTTGAGCAACTTGCTGGGATGACTGGGAAAGACCTGTTAACTAATATTACCGGCAACGCAGCCATATATCATCGTTGTGATGACAATCATAATGCTTTGATTGATGCTGTGAAGCCAAAGAACAAGTAGTACGTACAGATGTCCTTTTCGGTAGAAAAGACTTACCTAGATATCCTTCACAGGACTCTAGGCTTTTTGTTATTTAGGCTAGCAGTTCTTCCAGCGAACTAAACAGAGTAGCTTTTTCGAGTACACCATCAACCTTGTCTTGTGCACGAGCAAACATATAAGCTTTGACTTCAGCAGGTTTCAGGTCAGTGCCTTTGCAAGCCCCTTTCAACGCGAGTTTAATGTCCATTTGTAGGTCTTTGATTTCGCGTACAAGCTGAGATTCTTTATCTTCAATGTGAGATTTAATATTCTCGTTCATCTCTTTAATCTGAGCTTTTAACTCTGCGATAGTTTCATCTTCAGCAGCCCACTCTTTTACGATTTGCTGCTTTTTCAACAGGTCACGAATTTTAGGTTGGAGTTCTTTGTTGTATTCTACGAGTTTGTCAGTCATATTCTTCCTTTAGTTTAAATCAATTTAATTGCACGGTAAATAGCCATCACACCTTGCGAGACAACATAAGCCCACAAGGACAGACAAGCTAATCCGATGATAATAGTGGCTCCTGTGAATAACACTAGCAAGGCTAGAATTGCACAAGGGATTCCGAAAATGATTGTGACGAGGGCTTTAGTCATACGTAGGTGTCAGTTACTTGCAGGGTATGCCCACTTGGTGCTACATTCTCAAATAGCTTTCGAAGGAGTGCTAAGTCTTTAGCAATTTGAGTATTAACTTCTAGCAGTTGTTGCAAGATAATTGTTTCACGTGTTTCCATCTATTTCTCCTTAATGTAAGAACTAACATTTTATAGGTAGTTCTCACGGATGTCAAGGGTTATTTAATACTCCCACTCGCCAGTGAGAGAGTCTTTGCTGTAGGCTGTGATAGTGGATTCAAAGAAGTTGCCAAACACACCATCGCCAGTGATTTCCTCAATGAACGGCAGGGGGTTCTTCTCAATACCAAACTGAGCTTTGAATCCCATCTGCTGCATGCGATAATCACAGATCAATCGAATGTAGTCTTTCAAGTCTTGCTTAGAGAGCTTGTCAGGCTCATCTACAGAATAGCAAAGGTCAATATTAGCATCCTCAATCTCAACCACTTTCCGTGCAGTATTATAGATAACCTTCTTGAACTCTTCATTCACAACAGAAGGATTCTCTTCAACAAATATACGGAAGAGTTCTGACAAACCTTCTACGTGCATGGACTCGTCAATCACACTCCACTGATTCACACTCACCATGCCGGGAAGTTGCCCCAGACGAGAGAAGTTAAGCAGCATAGCGAAGGACGCGAACAGATTGACACCCTCCATCAGAATCTGTTTGGCGAGATACTCAGCCTTGTTCTTGTTAGAACGTAGATCAATATCTTCAATCATAAACTCATGCTTGTCTTTCATCTCTTTGTAAGAAAGAAATTCAGACATGAACTCTTCGCTGTCATAACCCAGAGTCTCGTTAAGACGCTTGTACCCATACATGTGGGTTGTTTCACGTCCAGCAAACCCAAGCAGCATAACACGAGCATCAGCATTCTTAAACACTGGCAACAGCTTCTCAACATACCCTGCACACACGTTCGTGTCAGCTTGTGTGAAGCCTCGCAAAATCATCTTGATGTACTGCTTCTGAGCCTCAGTGATTGTACCATCTTTCCACTGAGCTACATCTGTGGACATGTCAGCTTCATCAGGTAGCCAATGCGACCTCTCGTGTTTATCGTACACCTCTTTAAGCTTGTGGTACTTTGGTACAAAGATTGCTGTCGCTTCTGTAATTTTATTCATTATCCCTCGCACGAAAGGCATTCGCCAGTGTCAGACCAATCAACCAATGCCACGCGCTCAATTGCTTTAGCATTATCCGAATTTCCTTCCCGCTCACTACGATAGTAGTACAACGTGTATACATTATCACTCTTCAAGAACTTGATATGCACACTGTTGACATACTTCTTACTGCTTCCAAATGGGAAATACAGATTGAGAGATTGCGCCTGTCCTGACACTCCCATAATAGCTCCACGATGCTCTGCAAGCTCCACTATCCAGTGTTGGTCAATCTCCATAGCCACTTTAAACACAAGCTTCTCATGATCCGTCAGGAAGTCTAGATGAGTGACGCGGCCCTCATTATCCTTAATACTCTTCCAAACTTCTTCAGTGTCCTGTTCATACTTCTGCAATACTTTTGCAAGATGCATATTCTTGACAATGAAATTACCTGCCTTCGTACTCTTCAAGAAGATGTTTCGGAAGTAAGGCTCAATCGTAGGCGAAGTATTCAGCAGGTCAGAGTTATTGGCGTTTGGGGCCAAAGCAAACAGACGAGAGTTGCGCAAGCCTGTACCTTTCATATCCTCTGGTTCGCCACGTTCAATTGCAAGCTGACGACTACCTGCAATACCTTTTTCAGTGATGTGCTTAAACAGTATGTTCGTATGTTGTACAGAGCTATTAAAACCACCACCTTCAAATGGAATGCCTTTACTCTGCAAGTATCCGTGGAAGCCCATACTTCCGATCCCGATGGCCA